TTTTGATAAGAACCTAGGCATTGATGAAATTATTGAAGATGCGTACGAGCGTATCGGCATTCAAGGAACTTCTGGCTATCAATTAAAAACTGCTAAACGATCTTTAAATATTTTATTTTCTGAATGGGGAAATAGAGGACTTCAGTTTTGGGAAGTAAAAAATCAAAACGTTACATTAGTAGATGGACAAGCGGTATATACTTTTTATCGTTCACCTTCTGATGGCACTTCTTCTGGTATTTCAACTACATTATCTGCAGGAATAAATACAAGCGTTACTACAATTGGAGTTGCTTCAGTTACAGGTCTTCCAACAACTGGCGGAATAATTATTATTGGAACTGAACAAATTACTTACACAGGTATTTCTTCATTAAATTTAACTGGATGTGTAAGAGGAGTTAATGGTAGCACGGCTGCTACACATAATACTGGCGACGCTGTTTTACAATTTCCAATTGGTATGACAGATATTCAAGAAGCAGACTATAGAGTTAAATCTACTTCAGTTGATACACCAATGACAAAAATTAGTAGATCACAATATCAAGGTTTTTCAAATAAAACTTCAACAGGTTTACCTACACAGTATTGGGTTCAAAGATTTATAGATAAAGTTACAATGACTTTATATTTAACTCCAGGTGCAGCTCAAGATGGAAACTATATTAATTTTTATTATACAAAAAGAATTGACGATGTGGGTGCTTATACAAATGCAACTGATGTACCCTATAGATTTGTTCCATGTATGATTTCAGGTCTAGCATATTATTTAGCTGTTAAATATGCACCACAAAGAGTTCAAGAATTAAAATTATTATACGAAGATGAATTGTTAAGAGCAGAAGATGAAGATGGGTCTTCTAACTCTACATATATATCTCCTAAAATATATTACCCTGGTATTGGTTAATGACTACTTTTTCACAAGGTAAATATGCTTTAGCAATATCTGACAGATCTGGTATGGCATTTCCATACAATGAAATGGTTAGAGAATGGAATGGTGCGTTTGTGCACATATCAGAGTACGAGCCTAAACAACCACAATTAGATCCTAAACCAACAAGTGCAGATCCACAAGCTTTACAAAGAGCTAGAACTGCAAGAACAGAATTTCCAACAGAAGATTTTTTAATAAATAATCCAATTACAACTGCAGCTGCTGATGCAACTGTTTCTATAGCTTTTGAAAATGGTGCTATGCAGGTAAATGATTTTGTTAGATTAAGAGATGTTAAATCTCCAGTGGGTGGTGTTGCTATAACTACTTTACAGTTATCTACAACTTTAAATGGTGCGTTAACAGATTCTGTTACAACAATTACATTAACAGATGGTTCCGCATTTCCAACATCTGGTTTTATAGTTATTGAAAAAGTAAATGCAGTTTCAGGTTTATTTGAAAACGAAGTTATTGAATATACTGGAAAATCTTCAAATGATTTAACAGGGTGTACTAGAGGAACAAGCGCTCCCTACAGAGGAGTTAGTCCTGTAAATACAACTGCAAACTCACATGCAACTGGAGCTAAAGTATTTGGGGCATATAAAATAGCAACTCTTTCTACAAAACAAGAATTAGCAGGATATAATGACAGTGCTGGTAATCCTGCCTACAACACTATTCAAACAGGTTTTACATTTGAGTTAGTAAGTAATGCTAGTAGCACAGAAACAGGAGGCGGTTTACAGTGTACAATTGGACCGATAAATGATAGGGCTTAATTATGTCAGGAGTTAAAAAATACGATTACAGCACATTAACTGCAGCAATAAGAAATTATACTGAAGTAGATGATGGTGTTTTTACACAAGCTATTATTGATGAATTTATAATGGCGGCTGAATTTAGAATCTATCAAGAGCTTCCTATGGATGCTCAAAGACATGTGCAAGAAGGTGCTTTAGCGTCTGATGATAATACTCTTAATGCACCAGCAGGATGTCTTTTTGTAAGAGGAATTGAAGTTTTTGAGTCTACAGTTAATACTGAAGGTAATGGAATTTGGTTAGAAAAAAAAGATCAAACATATTTATCTGAATATGTAGATAGACTGACAGGAACAGAAGGCGACTTGACAGCACAAGATGTAACAGGTTTTCCTAAATATTATGCAATGTTTGGTGGTGCTGATAATACTACAGATACTTCATCTGGAGGTATGTATTTTGCTCCTACACCTGATGCTAATTACAAATTTAGAATATATTATAATAAAATGCCAAATGGACTTGGGTCAGGCACTGGTTTTAATAACAATACTTATTTAAGCACATACTTTCCACAAGGTCTATTATATGCATGTCTAGTAGAGGCATTTGCGTTTTTAAAAGGTCCAACGGATATGTTGACATACTACGAAAATAGATATAAAAATGCTATACAACAGTTTGCAGGTATGCAGCTAGGAAGACGAAGACGAGATGATTATACTGACGGAACAGTTAGAATACAAGTTAAGTCACCGTCTCCGTAAATTGAGGAGAAAAAATTATGGCAATAACATCGGCAATATGTAACAGTTTTAAAACAGAAATTTTAAAAGCTGTACACAATTTTACAGCTTCGACTGGAAACACTTTCAACATCGCATTGTACACAAGTTCTGCAACTTTAGGTGCAGGAACTACTGCTTACAGTTCAGGAAACGAAATAACAAATTCATCTGGATCTGCTTATCAGCCAAAAGGAAAAGCTTTGACTAGTGTTACACCAGTTTTAGATTCATCAACTGCGGTTTGTGATTTTGCTGATATCTCATGGACATCTGCATCTTTTACAGCTAACGGTTGTTTAATTTTTAACGACACTGCAACAGGAGATCCTGCCGTTTGTGCAGTAGCTTTTGGAGGAGACAAAACAGTTTCTTCTGGAACTTTTACAGTTCAGTTTCCAGCCGCAGCAGCAACAACAGCTATAGTTCGAATAGCATAAGGAGTAACTCCTTATGGCTAACACTTGGAACGAATCCGGTAGCACCTGGTCGCAAGGAGATTGGGGTCAACAAAACGTAACTACAATTTCATTAACAGGTTTTGATCTTACAACATCATTAGGAACACCACTTGCTTTTCCTGAACAAGGATGGGGATCTGATACTTGGGGAACAGAAAACTGGGGACAATCTGGTCTTGATGAAGTTATAACAGCACCAAGTGCTTTAACAGCATCAGTAGGTACACCTACAATTACAGCCGCAGTTAATGTTGGTTGGGGCCAAGATGCATGGGGTCAAGAAAATTGGGGACAATCTGGTTTAACAGTTGTTGTAGATGTAGAATCAAGTGGAGAATTAATTACCAATATTGGTGCTTCTGGTTGGGGAGAAGTAAGTTGGGGTAACAATGGTTGGGGAATGTTCACCCTTAATCCTGCAGACGTACAAGGATTATCAGGACAAACTTCAACAAGTTCTGTTGGATCGCCTACCATTATTGTAGATTTTGTTGGAACATTAACAGCACCAAGTGCTTTAACTTCTTCTGCGGGTTTAATATCTCCTACAGAAATGGCTGTTGGAATAAGTAGTGCAGGAGTTGCAACAACTGCAGTAGGAGCGTTAACTCCTGCAGATGTAGTTGGATTAACAGCACCAAGTGCTTTAACAACTGAAGTTGGAGCTATTACAATTGATTCTGTTTTATTAGTTGACGTTGATGGTGTTGGAGCCACAACTAGTGTTGGTTCAGTTATTATTGAAACAGCTTATTTAATATCTGGCCAAAATGCAACGTCCGCCGTAGGGTCAATATCCCCTACAGAAATGAGTGTAGGACTAAGTGGTGTAGAAGCTACAACTGCAGTAGGAAGTGTATCCCCATTAGGTTATTTTGATATTGATATTACTGGAAATACAAATTATAATGATATTGACATAACAGGTAATACATCTTATACAGATGTAGCTTAACCGAAAAGAGCACAGGAGAAAAATTATGGCATCAACTTATACGGATCTTGGCCTAGAATTAATGGCTACTGGTGAAAACGCCGGTACATGGGGAAACAAAACAAACGCTAATTTACAACTTGCAGAACAACTTCTTGGTGGATTTTTAGAAGTATCTATTGCAGGGGGTGCTGGAACAACAGCTCTAGATATTGACAATGGTGCTTTAACAGGTACCGCTCAACAAAGAGTTCTTAAATTAACAGGAAGTATTACTGGAAATAGAATTGTAACTTTTCCATTACTTACAGAACAGTTTTATATTATTGAAAACGCAACTTCAGGTGCTTACACAGTACAATTAAAAGCAGCATCTGGTTCAGGTGCAACGGTTACTTTTGCAACAACAGATAAGTCACATAAAATTATTTATCTTGATGGTGTAGCAACAAACACTGGTGTTTATGACACTGGTTTTGGAAGTGGAGACGTAACACTTACAGGCACACAAACATTAACAAACAAAACTTTAACTAGTCCTAAAATTGGTACATCTATTTTAGATACAAATGGCAATGAGTTATTTTTATTAACAGCTACAGGTTCAGCAGTTAATGAAATTACGCTAGCTAACGCTGCTTCAGGAAATGCCCCAAGTCTTACGGCTTCTGGAGAAACTAATGTTAGTCTTAATCTTGTTCCAAAAGGAACAGGTCAAGTGCAAATTAACGGAAATACCGCAGCAACAGTTGGAAAATCTATTGCAATGGCATTAGTTTTCGGATAAAAAACAAACAGGAGAAAATAAACTATGGCAAACCCAAATCTAGTAAACGTAACATCGATAACAGGTGAGTCGGTACAAGCGGCTTTGACTACTACTCTTACTACAGAGATTTTAGCAGCAGCATCAGATACACTTGTTAAAATTAATAACATTATAATTGCAAACATTGACGGTTCAAGTTCAGTAGACGTTTCACTTTTTATAACTAAATCAGGTGGATCACCAATTGCAATCGCAAGCACAGTATCTGTGCCAGCAGATTCTACATTGATTGCATTTGATAAAAACTCTACTATCTATCTTGAAGAAGGTGATAATCTTGAGGGTGGCGCAAGTGCTAACTCAGACGCTGTTATAACTGTTAATTACGAAATTCTAAACGACGCGTAGGAGACGATTATGGCACATTATGCTAAAATCGATGAAAACAACACAGTTGTTTCAGTTCATGTTGTAAGCGACTCTGATGAAAATGGATCTGAAGAAAACGCAATATCTTTTTTAACATCAGTTCATGGAGATATTTCTCCAAACTATTGGAAAAAAACTTCTTTCGGAACTAGAGCTGGTAAACACTATACCTTTGATTCAGAAGGAGTTCCTTCAGAAAGTGCTGATCAAACAAAAGCATTTAGAAAAAATTACGCAGGAATAGGTCACACCTATGATGCAACAAAAGATGCTTTCATACCACCAAGACCAATGAAATGTAATTTTGCAATAACGCATGATTCTTGGACTCTTGATGAAGATACATGTCAATGGAAAGCACCTATACAATGGCCTAATGAAAGTCATCCAGACAATTATCAAATTGATGGAAAAGCAACTGCTTTATCTTGGGACGAACATAAACAAAGACATGTTGGTCAATTAGAGGATGGTGGAGCTGCAGAAGGTCAACCAAGACCAAGCGATGATCAAGTAACATTGTATGCATGGGATCCAGCTAGTGGCACGTGGTCAGATAGTGGGTTTACATTTGCACAATTTTTAGATACAAATTACACGGGAGATTAATTATGGCAACTAACAGATTAAACGGTGGAGTAACAGGAGCATCAGTTAAAAACAGTGGTCAAACTACTGAAGCTACTGAAACTTTTAACTCTGATGGAACTTATACTTTACCTCAAGCTGCGGTAAGTTCTGTTGATATTTGTGTCATAGCCGGCGGCGGCGGAGCAATGGGCCAGTCCGGTGGCGGAGGAGGCGCAGGCGGAATTCGTCAAATAACTGGTGTTCCTATTTCAGGACCAGTCGCTATAACGGTTGGAGCTGGTGGCCAAGGTGGTTTTACTAGCGGTAATACTAAAGGAGCAGATTCAATTTTTAATCCTGGTGGCAGTGAAGGTTCAACAATGTACACTGCAACAGGTGGTGGAAAAGCAGGAAGAAATGCAACCGATTCCGGCGGTCCGGGAGGATCAGGCGGAGGAGGATCGGGAGGTCCAGGAGGCCCAGGAGCGGGATCTCAAGGAACAGGAAATACACCTCCTTTTAGTCCACCACAAGGAAATCCAGGAACGGCTACGCCAAACGGACGAGGCGGTGGAGGCGGCGCGGGAGGCGCGGCTTCAGGAACTTCAGGCGGACCGTCTGTAGAGCCTACACTTTTTCCAGGAGCACCTAAATGTCAAGGTGGCCCAGGTGGTGCTAGTGGAAGTTCTGGTTCTGCTAATTCAGGACAAGGCGGTGACGGACACTCATCAGGTACGCCAGGAGGAGCTGGTGGATCAGGAGTTGTTCGTATTAAAGCACCTGCACAACCATTTAGTTTTTACGGTTCTGGTGTTTGGAATATGGAAGCTGTTTATACGTATGTTAAAGCCGGCGAGTGGTCTTAATCTAACTTTACATTTTTAAAATTTAATCTATACTCTCAATCATAAAGAATGATTGGATTGAAAGAATACTATTGGTGCTTTATAAAAGCAATTCCTGAAAAAATTTGTGATGAAATTGTAAAATATGGAAACTCACAAGTATTACAAAAAGGTTTGATTGGGCCAGAAGGTAAAGTGTCTGACAATGCAAATATAAGAAAATCTGATATTTGTTTTTTAGATGATAAATGGATTTACGATGAAGTCCTTCCTTATATTCATACAGCAAACAAAAACGCAGGTTGGAATTTTAATTGGGATTGGAGTGAATCTATGCAGTTTACTAAGTATAGATCAGATACTGAAGATGGAGATCAATTTTACGGTTGGCATTCTGATGATTTACCAGAACCTTTTGGGGATCAGTCTCATCCTAATTATAAGGGCAAGGTTAGAAAATTATCTGCAACTATAAATCTTACAGATCCTAGCGAATATACTGGTGGTGATTTTGAAATAGATCTTAGAAATAATGAGCATGGTCGAAACGTTATAACTTTAGATAGAATAAAACCAAAGGGAACTGTAGTGGTGTTTCCTTCTTTTGTCCCTCATCAAGTAAGACCTGTATTAAGTGGAGAAAGAACTTCATTAGTTCTTTGGTGTTTAGGTCCCCCTTGGAAATGATTAATAATTTATTTACGTGTCCGGTCTATGAATCTCAACTAGATTTAGATGCCAAAGCAATATCATTAAATTGTTTAGATATAAAACACAAATCTAACGGAGTAATTAAAAGTAATTTAACTGGTTGGCAATCCTCTAACGTTCAGGATAAAATTAATATTGTTGATAAAATTATGGAGCATGTAAATATTTTTAATAAAGACCTTAAAATTAAAAAAACTTTATCTATAGAAAATATGTGGATTAATATTAATAATTATAAAGATTATAACATAGAACATACCCATCCAGGTTCAATACTTTCAGGCGTTTATTATAGTCAAGTAAGTGATAACAGTGGCAATCTAGTCTTTATCCACCCTGCAAAAGACGTCATGGTGTATGATTGGGATAATTGTGATTGGCAAGAATATAATAAGTATAGTTCTTCCTGGTGGTTTACTCCTAGTATAAATAAATTATTTTTATTTCCTAGTTGGTTAAAACATTATGTCATGCCTAACTTAAACCAAGAGGAGAGGATATCTATATCCTTTAATATAATATGATTGCATCTAGAGACGGTATTTTTAAAAACCCAAATAAATTAGTTAAATTAGCAAATTCAATTGACTACTCAAATGTAGGATACATACGCGGAGTTCGATCTAAGCCTCTTCATGAAATAAATAATGACCTGTTTGACTCTTTTAATATGAAAATATTAAGCTGTTTTTATCCAGGCAGTAAAGTAAATTTCTTTGCAAGAACATATTTTCAAAAAAATGATTATGATATTAATGATGGTTGGGTTCATAAAGATGATTGTTTAATTACAGGTATTGTTTATTTAGACCCAGACAGCACTTCTGGAACTTCTTTATATAATATAAAAGAAAACTGTAGAGGCGATGATTTTTTAAAAAGCAATTTAGGATGGTCCTTAGATCAAAATCGTAAACAGGATTATTTTAAAAATCATGATAAATATTCTGAAAAAGAAAAAACAGAAATTCAAGAATTAAAAATAAAAAATAATTCTATGTTTTATAAAACTGTGTCTTTTACTGGTGAATATAATAGACTCGTAGCGTTTGATGGACAGATGTTTCATGCTTCTGAAATACAAGAAAAAGATAAAGAACGTTTGGTTCTTATTTCTTTTATAGAAAAAATAGAAATATTAAAATGATAAAGATAAATTTATTTCCTACACCTATAGCTTTATTTAAACTTGATAAGTTAAATCAAGAAGAAGAAAATTTTTTATTAAATATAGAAACAAAAGATAAAAATAATGAATATTTAAGCCATATTGCTTCCGACGATAATTATGTATTAGACAAACCTGAAGTAAAAAACTTAAAAAACAACATACAAAAATGTATCAATGAATACAAAGAAGATGTTATGCAATGTGAAGACGAATTGTACATTACAAATTCTTGGGTTAATTTTTTAAAAACCGGTAGTAGACATGCTATGCACCATCATTCAAATAGTATGTTATCTGGAGTTTATTTTATAAACGTAGATAAAGACATGCCTAATTTTACAATTCAAAGCTCTCAAACTAATTTGTGGCCTCTTTGTTGGAAAAGAAAAAAATGGACAAATGAAAACACATTAGGAGAAATAATATTAGTAGAAAAAAATATGTTGATACTATTTCCTTCAAGCGTATGGCACAGCGTTGATGTCAATAATTCACCTAACACTAGAGTATCATTATCTTTTAATACTTTTTTAAAAGGAGACATTAAACACAATTTTTATGTATCGGATTTAAAATTAAAATGAAGCCACAATTATTAACAAACCTAGTACCAGAGGTATATCAAGAAGAACTAAAACAAACAGTAGAAGAAATACCGTTTTATTACACACCTAGTATTGGATATAATTCTACAAGTTTGCCCACAGCCGGAATAAAATTTTTAGATAATATAGGATTTAGTCATGGATTGGTAATAGAGGGCCAAGAGGATTCTATGTATTGGAGTTTGTTTAGACCTATTTTATATTTCTTTACACAAAAAACAGGTGTTAAAGTTAACAAAGTTGTTCGTGTAAGATTACGACTTACATTTCAACACCCAGATAGAAATGAATTTTTATTTAATAAACCACACACAGATTTATTTGAGTTTGATCAACCCTATAAAACTTTAGTATATTATATAAATGACTCTGACGGAGACACTTTTATATTTGATAAATTTTTTAATAAAGAAAACAATTTAGATAATGTTTTAAAAGACATTGATAAAAAAATTATATTTCAAAATACACCTAAACAAGGAGATGCTATTTATTTTGATGGACATCAATACCATGCGGGAAATTCTCCTATTAAATATAAACATAGATATGTTATAAACTTTGACTTTACCATATGAACCAGTTTAACACGCATAATTATTCAGTTATAAAAAAAGTTATTTCAAAAGAAATGAGTAATTTTATTTATGATTATATTTGTTTAAGAAGAAGGATAGCTAATTACATGTTTCAAAATAAAATAATATCTCCTTTTAATAAACAATTTGGTCATTGGGGAGATCCACAAGTTTTAAATACATATTCAGTATACAGCGATACAGCTATGGAAATACTTTTATCAAAATTAAAACCTTTGATGGAGAAAGAAACAGAAAGTAAATTAATCGAAATGTATTCATATTGTAGAATATATAAAAAAGACGATATCTTACACAGACACAAAGATAGGATGTCTTGTGAAATATCTACTACATTAAATCTAGGTGGTGATCCATGGCCAATTTTTTTAGAACCTTCTGGTAAAATAAATTCTAAAGGAATACAGATAGATTTAGATCCAGGTGATATGTTACTTTATAAAGGTTGTTTATTAGAACATTGGAGAGAGCCTTTTAAAGGTGAAAACTGTGCGCAAGTTTTTCTTCACTACAATGTTGAAAACGAAGAATCTATAAAAAACAAATTTGACAATAGAGAATTTGTAGGAGTGCCAGAGGAGTCAAAATGAGACAAGAAGTTAAAGGTGTAGGTAAAGATAGTGTGTTTCCATTTATCGTTGCAGATAATTGGTATTCACCAGAAGAAGAACAATTAATTTGGAAAGAATTGGATTTTTATTATAAACCTCAAAATTTAGAATCATCTGCATTAAATTCTGCTATGGAAAACTATGAGGCTTTAAGCAACAGTTGGAGAATATATCCTATGGCTATTTTTAATAAAGAGTATTTAAAATATTCTACAATTGTGTCTTCTATTCAAAAATACCTTACACCTAAATTTAAACAGTTTGTTGAAGACTTAATGCCTCAAGGTATTCAGTTTAAAGGTGCTGATAAAATACACACAATGATTAGTTATTATGATAACAGTCAAGAATATAAACCACATTATGATAGTAGACAATTTACAAGTATTATTTGGTTTTATAAGCAACCTAAAAAATTTAATGGAGGAGACTTTGTCTTTCCTCAAATTAATCAAACTATAGAATGTAAGCATAATCGTATGGTGTTTTTTCCAAGTTATTATTTGCATTCTGTGACCCCTCTATCTATTGAACCCGAAAACAGAAACAAAGGTTTAGGTAGATTTGCTTTAACTAATTTTTTTCACGATTGTAAATAATGAATAAAGAAAATTTTTTTCATGATAAAATGTGCCAATGGTTCATAGACCTGTACCATAATAATGATGAAGCTAAACAAGTATTTAATAATAAAAAAGTATTAAGACTTTATGATTTAATAAATAAAGAAGAAACTATTAAACAATTAATTCCTTTTATACATAACTATTCTCATCAAGAAATAGATACATCTTTTTACATTAAAAATATGGAAGTTGTAGAGTGGGGTGAAGGTCAAGGTATGGATTGGCATAGAGATTATCCAATATATCAAGGAACATCTATACTTTTTTTAAACGACGATTTTGAAGGGGGAGAATTAGTCACTGCTACCGATTATTCAGAGGCTTTTTCTTCAACTAGAAAAATACATAAGCCAAAAAAGGGAAGTGTCGTTAGTTTTAAAGATGTGGTTTGGCATAAAGTTAATCCAGTCACTAAAGGAAAACGATATACTCTTGCTATTTGGTACGATGTGTTTTAAAAATATAGCGTTAAATAGTAAAATATAGTATATTCAAAGCTTTAATTTTATAATAAAAGGTCAATATGCTACAAAAATTAGGCTTTGCTCCAGGATTTAATAAACAGGTTACCGAAACAGGCGCTGAAGGACAGTGGTTTGATGGGGATAATGTTCGTTTTAGATACGGCACTCCTGAAAAAATAGGGGGTTGGGACCAATTAGGCCAAGACAAATTGACTGGTTCAGCCAGAGCAATACATCATTTTGATAATAACGCAGGTGTTAAATATGCCGCTATTGGAACTAACAGAATGTTGTACGTATATTCTGGTGGTACTTACTATGATATTACTCCGATTAGACTTACCCTAGCAGGCTGTGATTTTTCTACTGTAAGCGGACAACCAACAGTTACAATTACGTTTCCATCATCACATGGAATGGACGTTGACGATATTGTTCTTTTAGATGCAGTTACCGCGCCTCCAGGTTCAGGCTATAACGATGCAGCTTTTGAAGATAAAAAATTTATGGCAGCATCTATCCCTACCGCTACAACTATTACCATTACGATGGATTCTAACGCATCAGGAACCACAAATAATGTGGGAACCGCTACAGCAAAAATTTTTTATACAGTAGGTCCCGAACAACAGTTAGGGGGTTTTGGTTGGGGTACAGCAAACTATGGTGGAACTGCCGCAGGTATTGCAACGACTACTTTATCGACAACACTTCCAGACGATCCTACTACGACTGTAGTTGTAGCTGATTCAACTGCATTTCCTACTTCAGGAGAAATTAGAATTGGATCAGAAGATATTAGTTATACAAATAATGACACCGCAACAGGAACTTTAAGTGGAGGAGCGCGAGCAGTTAACGGAACTACAAGAGCAGCCCATACAGCTGGAGTAACAGTAAGTAACATTTCTGATTATGTAGCATGGGGTGAATCTTCTACAGATGATGTAACATTAGATCCAGGTCTATGGGTATTAGATAATTTTGGAACTAAATTAATTGCCTTAATTTATAATGGTGCTTGTTTTGAATGGGATTCTTCACCTACAAATGCTACAGATAATAGAGCTACTCTACTTGCTAATGCACCCACAGCTTCAAGACATGTATTAGTATCTACACCCGACAGACACTTAGTATTTTTTGGAACTGAAACAACTGTAGGTGATGAGACTACACAAGATGATATGTTTATAAGATTTTCAGATCAAGAAAACATTGATCAAACTAATTCTTATACTGTAACTGCAAATAATACTGCAGGTACCCAAAGACTTGCTGATGGATCTAAAATTATGGGCGCTATTAAAGGGAGAGATGCAATTTATGTATGGACCGACACAGCATTGTTTTTAATGCGTTTTGTAGGCCAACCATTTACATTTTCTTTTGAACAAGCAGGAACTAACTGTGGATTAATAGGTAAGAATGCTTGTATTGAAGTAGATGGTAAAGCTTATTGGATGTCAGAGAATGGTTTCTTTACTTATGATGGACAATTAAAATCATTGCCTTGTTTAGTAGAAGACTATGTTTATGACGATCTTAATACTATAGCTAGAGATTTAATTAATTGTGGATTAAATAATTTGTTTACTGAAGTCAGTTGGTTTTATGCACAAGATGGTTCAAATGTAATTGATAGAGTGGTTACTTATAATTATCTGGAGTCATCACCTAAACGTCCTATATGGACAACAGGGAGTTTAGCTAGAACAGCTTGGCGAGACTCTGCTGTTTTTGACAAACCACATGCAGCAGCTTATAATAATGGAGACAATGCATCTTACGATGTTATTGGAAATACAAACGGTACTTCAATATACTATGAACATGAAACAGGGACCGATCAAATTGACGCTGGAGGAGTAGTAACGGCTATTACTGCTAACATTACTTCTGGAGATTTTGATATTACACAAAGAAGAAGTAACACCGGAGCAACTGTAGGTATGCCAGATACTCGAGGAGACGGTGAGTTTATTATGAGAATTAGTAGATTTATACCAGACTTTATTTCACAGACCGGTTCGACTAGAGTAAGTTTTGTAACTAGGACATACCCAAATAGTTCTTCAACTACTTCAAATTTTGATATAACATCAAGCACGACAAAAAAAGATACAAGATTACGAGCAAGATCTATAGCATTAAAAGTATCTAATACTGCAGCAAGTCAAGACTGGAAATTAGGTACATTTAGATTAGATATACATCCTGGAGGAAGAAGATAATGGTAGCATTTTATAATCCCGCTGATCAAGAGCTTTACAAAACATATCAATATCTTCCACAAGAAAAATATAGATTAGGTCTTAATCTACCAAAAACAGAACAAGATATAAGTTCTGTTACTGCTAGTTTTGGAATACCTGCAACTAATGCTTTTACTGGTGGTGGAGATAATTTTAGTGTTTACAATGCAGACCCTAATACAATAACAAACATGAACCCTAATAAGTACGCTTTACAAGATGCAAGGTACGCTAATGAATTATCTTATGTAGGAAAAAAAAATCAACCTGCAAATCCAAACATAATACCAATAGCAAATTTTGATGAAGTGTTTGGACCAAAAACTTTTACTGATAGTTTAGGAAAAGAAAGAACTATTCCAGGTGAAGAAAGATTTAGTTTTCCAGGTGATCCAAGTATTCCAAGTAACTCTCTTTATTCAACAAGAACAGAAGCAATAAAAAACATGGAAATGTATCCAGAGTATTATGGATTAGATGCAGCTGCACGAAAAGATAAAGAACCTACAGAATTTCAAAAACTTATATCAAGAGGAATAAATTTTATACCAGGTATAGGAACTGTTAAAAGAGGAGCTGAATTTTTATCAAACGTTATAAGTCCGTACATGCCTATAAACAGAAGAGCAATAATGGAAAATCAAGCAGGTCTTGATGGCGTAAGGATTAATAATATTGGTCAAATTGTATTAGGACCAGGACAAGCATACGATACGCCACAAGGTATTATGGCTGGATATAATTACAATCAAATGACTGAGAAAACTTTTGACAAAAGACAATCTGGTATAGAAAAAACATTAAGAAATAAATATAGTTTTAATGATGACGATATGGATAATTTAAATAAAGGTATTGTTACTGCTGATATGAAAGCAAAAGGATTTAATGAAACAATGGATGGTACAACAAACTTAATATCTAATTATATTAATGTAGGTGTTGCTAAGAAAAATTTTAAAGACACGGTACTTAATACAGACAAAATTGTAGATGTTAAAACCGACACTAAAAAGCAGAAAACTGGTGGCGGCGGCGGTGGTATTGATATAAGTGGTGCCGGTACTATACGTAGTGGAGATAATGATTTTAAAGGAGACTCAGGACCAACAACTCAACAAGAAGCTGATTATGGTTATGGTTCAGACGCAGGTTTTTATGCAAGAGGAGGACTAGCAAGTATTTTATAATGGCAAAAATTGTACAATCATTAACTAGAGCAAGTGAGGAATACGATCAAACTACATTTCAATCTTTAGTTAGAGATTTAGATGGAGTTATAAATAAATTAAACACAACGTTTCAAGAAGAATTAAAACAGGAGATAGAAGCTAGAAGTTTCTTTTTAGAATAATGGCAGTAGTAAACCAATACAAATTTGTAGGTATAGATAACAGCACAACTGGAAGCGCTTTAACTCCATTTGGTGCAAGTAATCCGTTAATAAATGAAACTTATGTTGTTAAATCTATTTTAGTCACATCTGCTGGAACTCCAACAGTTACAATTTTAAACAATAGTATTACAACTATTAAATCGGCAGCTTTGACCGCTAACACTACAACAGAATTATTAAACCAACCATTAATAGTAGAAGGTGGTACAACCTTCACAATTCAATCTAGTAGCTCGGATTCATTTGACGTAGCTATTAGCTATTTAAACATTAAAAAGGATGTAATAAACTAATGGAAATAAAACAAGCAAAAGTAGAGACAACTTATAGACATAAAAAAACTGGCGAGCTTTTTAAGGAAAGAAAAGACTGGGAAAGCAAAGGTTTTAAGAACGAAGACATGGCACAAGATGTAAAAGTTATAATGCCACCTCTTGATTTGTTCTCAAAAACCAAGTAAACATAGGAATTAAGGTAAAATTATGGCAATATCTAGAATGCAAGAACCCAGACAATTATATGGATTAGGTAGTATCGTTAAAAAAGCGGTACGAGGTGTTAAGAAAATCGCTAAAAGTCCATTAGGTAAGGCAGCTATTGGTGGTGCTTTAATGTTTGGTATACCTGGAACAGGTATAGGTGGTCTTTTTGGTAGAGCTAGTTTAGGTGGAGGAGCCACAGGTTTATTTGGACAAAAAGGAATAGCTGCTACTTTGGGTGCAGGTAGAGCAGCACTTGCAAACAGATTTGCACCTGCTGTTACAGATAGATTAGCATTTAATGCTGCAAGATCTAGTCCTGGCAAAGTAGGTTTTCTTAGTTCATTAAATCCTTTTGGTGGTAACTTTAGTGGCAAGAATGCATTTCTTACAGCAGGTGCTTTAGCAACTGCAGCACCTTTTATAGCAAACGCTTTTGGTGACGAAGAAGTAGAAGAAGATGTTGATGTAATGGATATCGGAGCTATTAGACAAAGTGCAAGAGATTATTACATGGGAACTGGCGGAAAAAATTTAGCGTTTATGCCACAGAAAAAATATGTAATGCAAAATTTTTATCAACCTAATGCTGATGGTGGCAGAGTTGGATACGCTGATGGAATGATGGTTGAAGATGAAGAAGAAGAATTTATTAGATCAGCGGCTGGTCAAAGATTTAGACAGCCAAAAACATTTTTAAATATGGGTGGTGGCGCAGGTCAAGCTCAAGCAGAACAAATGCTTATGGCAGAATTTGTTAAATACAAAAACAAAGGTGGCACACTATCTTTTGAACAATTTGTAAAAGCAGTAATGCAACAGCAACAAGCACCTGAAGGTGCAGGTATGGAACAACCAGAACCAGTTATGATGGCAGCAAATGGTGGACCTGTACCAGATTCAACAGTTGCAGGATACACTACACCAGCAGGATATAATAAGTTTGATTACAGATCAGGCGGAGTTCCTGTAAGAGTAGGAGCACAAGAAGGTGGAATTATGGAAACTGAAGAAGCATCAGAAATGATTGACATGGGTGGCATGGAAAAAGATTATAGAAATGAAGGTGGTTTTGTAGCAATGGGTGGTGAAGAAAGAGCAGACGATGTACCAGCTAGATTATCAAAAAATGAGTTTGTATTTACAGCAGATGCTGTTAGAAATGCAGGAGGCGGTGATATAGATAAAGGCGCTGAAGTTATGGAAAATTTAATGAATAACTTAGAACAAGGTGGTGAAGTTTCTGAAGAGTCACAAGGATTAGAAGGTGCGCAAGCAATGTATGACCAACAACAAATGTTACAATCGAGGATGATATAATGGCAATTTCAGATTTTATAGAACCGGCGATAAAAGATTACGCAACACAGGCAACGGCCACTTACTCGGCACCTATTGATACAAGTAAATTTACTGGTAGACAATTTGTAGCTGGCGAAGATCCATTACAAACACAAGCAATTAATATTGCACAACAAGGTGTAGGATCTTATCAACCATTTTTATCTGCAGCACAAGCAGCACAAGGTTTAGGAGCACAACAAATAGGCGGCGCAGCAACTACTGTTGGTGGATTAGGTGCGTTGACTGGGCCACAAGCATATCAACCTTTTATGTCACCGTATCAACAACAAGTTATTGATACCACTCTTGCAGAGTATGACAAACAAAGTCAAGCAGGTGCACAACAAATTAGAGATGCAGCAGTTATGTCTGGTAATTTTGGTGGTGGTAGAGAAGGAGCACAACTTGGTCAATACCAGTCAGATGTATTAGGTGACAGAGCAGCTCTTCAAGCACAATTATTAGCGCAAGGTTTTGGTCAGGCACAACAAGCAGCTCAACAAAATTTTGCTAATCAAGGCGCTATTGCTAACATGCAATCAAATTTAGCTAACGCTTACGGACAACAAGCACAAAACATGTACGGTTTATCTAATTTCCAAAGACAAGGTATGGGTCAAGACGTTTCTGCACTAGGATCTCTTGGTGCATTAAGACAAGGTCTAAGTCAAGCTCAGTTAACTGCTGACCAACAAGCAGAACAAACCGCAGCTTACGAACCTTACGGAAGACTTTCACAATACGGCAACACATTAACTGGTTTAGCAGGTGGTGTAGCAGGACAACAGTACACAGAACCTGCTCCAGCAAGTCCATTCTCTACTGCATTATCTACAGCTTTAGGTGTTGGTGGATTGTACGGAAAAATATTTGGGTAAATAATTATGAGACCATTAAATAGACCAATGTTTAGATACGGCGGCCCTATCAAAGAGGGTGTTATGTCAGGCATTAGGGAACCAAAAAAAAATGGCGGTATGTTATTAGTTGGTCAACATCCAAATAGATTTAAAGATGCAAGTGGTAGAGAAAAACACTTTGTACCAGTTGTTGCTGGTGTAGGTATGGGACTAGCAAGATTAGCACCTCTTGCAATGAGAGCAGGTCCTGCAGCAATGAGATATGGTAAAAAAGGTGTTCAAGCGTTTAAAAATATATTTGGTAAAAACGTACCTAAAACAGTTCAAGTTGCAAAACAAGGTCCAACAAGTCAAGGTAGTTTAGTTACTAAATATTCAGGCCCGTATTCAGGGCAAGTTAGAACTCAACCCATTGGTCCAGGAACAGGACCACAAACAGTTAATGAATTTGTACCTAATCCATTTGGTAAATATTTATCAGGAACTATGTCTGGTAAAGCTGTAACTGGTTTATACAAAGGAGCAACATCTCCAACAGCTGTTGGCTTGACACAAAAAGCAGGTAAAGCTATTTGGTCTGTTGCAAAAGATCCTATAACAATAGCTTCTGCTGCATATTATTTTTATCCAGATGGTACACCTAAATCAGATGAAGAATTAGAAATGCAAGGTCCACCACCTCCAGGAGGCTTAGAAAAACTATTAACTGACACTGACAACAAAGGTGCTGCAGGTAGTGGTGTAGAATTAAGTCCAAAAGAAAAACGTGCAGCTCAAGTAGAAAAATACAGAGACATCATGGACATTAAGGGTATGAACAAAGAAGCTGCTTATGATTCTTTAATCGCAGCTAGTCAAGCTGTTAACCAAGCAGGTGGAGATTTAAAAGGAGCTATAAAAGATGGTAGTTTAATTAATCAAATTATACAATCAACTAGTAAAGCATTTGATAAACCTAAGAAAACTAAAGATGCTATTGATACTCTTATACTTAAAGGTGAGATTGAAAAAGATATTAAAGCTTCTGATCCAAGTGCTAAACTTCTTAATGAGTACAGATTAAAACAAATGGAAAAAATAGATAAAGATTTAAACACAGGTTTTGCAGAAGCTAAGATAGCAGCTTCTAAAAATTTATCAGGTCAATCAGCAATTGATGCTGCAGCATCTGTTGCATCAGACAACTTTAAAGGAAACATACTTACAAAAACACAACTAACAGACGTAATGGAAAAAGCTAAAAAGTCTGGAGAAATATCAGAACAAGATATAATTATACAAGCTACTACAGAAATTATAAAAGGTAAAAATTTACCTGATGGTGATTACACTGTAGGTGATGTTTTAGTTACTATTACAGAAGGTCAAGTAACAGATATTAAGAGGTAACACATGGCCTCAAACTTTGATTATTCAGCATACTTTAACACAGCAGATAAGGCTAGTAAGGTAGGTACAATTGAATCTATGCTATCAGGTGTAGCATCAGGTTTAATTGCAATACCAAAAGGTTTTTTTTCTTTAGGTGCAAGTCTAATGGATCTTGGTGTCAACAGTGGTAAAGCTGCTGCAGTTGAGCAATGGTTTGATGACCTTACAGAGTTTGATGAGAAAGCAGAGGCAACAGCTGCAGGAAAAATTACAGAAGCATTAGTAAACATAGGTATACCTGGTGGTCTAGCATTTAAATCTGCTAGCGGTATGGCAAAAACTGCAATGCTTGCAGGTAAAAATAATAAATATGTTAGATTAGGAAATAAAAAATTAGTTGATGCAGCTGATGAAGCATTAGAACTTACAGCCAAGGGTAAAGGTAGACAGTTTATAGCAGGTGCAATTGGTGGTGGTATTGCAGAAGGTGTGTTTGTAGGTGATGCAGAAGCCATTGGTACGTTCGGAGATCTGTTAGGTGGTCCAACTAAAATAGATAGAAGCGACACTGACCCAGATGCAACAAGAGAAATATTAAATAGAATTAAGTTTGGTACAGAAGGTGCATTGTTTACAGGTATTTTAAGTGGTGCAGGTACAGTTATTAAAAAAATAACAAACAGGAACAAGGGATTAGACACAGCTAACTCACAATTAGATAGATGGATTGATACTGTTGCTTCAAAATTTAGAGCACGTAGTGGTAAGACACAAGAATTTTTTGATATAGAAAGACAATCAATTGGTGCGCAAGCAGCTGATGCAAACGTTGCAAGAAACTTATCTAGAGATCTTGATGTTGATATAGATAAATTATTTCCACCTATGCGTACAGTATTTAATAAACAATCTGCAAAAGAAAGAACACAATTTTTAGGAGATGTAAATGATGCGTTATTATCTGGTGAAGCAAGACTAGGTGATGATGGTGTCGCAGCGTTTGGTGATATGGATGCTGCTATGATACAAAAAGTAAAAGATCAAATACGAAAATTTGCACCTAACGCAGACAAAGCAAAAGAATTAGAAATTTCTATTCTTGGCGGACTATCAAATATGAGGACAGCTTGGTCTAAATTATTTTCTAAACTAGGTGGAACCTTAGATGCTGCGGACATACAATCTTTTAAACAATTGTTTGGTGGTAAATTTAAAAATTACCTTGGTTCTACATATGATATCTTTCAAGACAAAAGTATTTTACCATGGTTAAGATATAAACCTGCGGCTGAAGCTGTAGAAAATGCTAAAACATTATTTAAATCTAGTGCAAGAGAAGCGGGTAAAGATATTACAGATTTAGAAGCAGAACAAATTGTTAACAATGTATTAAAAACTTCAGGACTACCTAAAGGTTTACGAATGGATAAACCTTCTGATGCATTATTTAACATACCAGACTTTTTTGTAAACAGAACTGCATTAGATGATGCAGTTAAACGTGGTGGTATTGCTAGAATATCAATTAAAGATTTAGAATCTGCTGCAGATAGAAAAGTAATTGATGATTTATTTGGTAAACAAAAAAATCCTATGCAAACAATGATAGGTGGTATGGCTAAGTTATCTTTAATTACAAGACGTAATTTATTTTATGACGATCTTATAAAAAAGAATGATGAGGTTGTTGCTAATTGGACAGCTGCCGCTGACAAACGAACTGTATCGCAACCCATGTTTGCTAGATCAGAGCAAGAAGCTAGAGCATTTTTTGGTGATGACTATAGAAGAATACAACCTATTGATCCTGCGCAAACTTTAAACGTAAACATTGCGTCAGGTTCAAGTAATCCTTTTGGTGATGTTTCTAAACCATTTTTTGCAAGATCTGGGGTAGCTGATGCTATGGAACAAACTTCGTTAACAACACAAGGCTCAGGTATTCTTGGTAGAATATATGAAAGTTTAGTATTGTATCCTAAAGCTACATCACAGATTGCTAAAACAATTTTATCACCTGTAACACACTTACGTAACTTTGTAAGTGCTGGAGCTTTTGCTGCAGCAAATGGTATTTTACCAGCAGCAGACTTAAGTGCAATTAAACAAGCATATCAAGCATTACAGACACCATTAAAAGGCACAAGACAACAGAATGATTTGTATCAAGAACTATTAGAGTTAGGTGTTGTAAATTCTAACGTAAGACTTGGAGATTTATCTAGACTATTAAAAGATGTAAACTTTGGTGAAACTATGACGTCTGACAAAGGAATGAGATTACTATTAAAACCATTATCAAAATTAAAACAAGTATCACAAGATTTATACACAGCTGAAGATGACTTTTGGAAAATATATTCTTGGGCTATAGAAAAATCTAGATTAGAAAAAGCATATGAAAAAGTTGGATTAGTTAGAGGACAATCTTTTAAACGTAATGGTGTTGATGTTAGATTAGACGAACAATTTTTTAAACAAGAAGCAGCTGACATTGTAAGAAATAATATACCTAACTACGATTATGTTTCTGACTTTGTAAAAGGTTTAAGAAAATTACCTATTGGTAATTTCGTATCTTTCCCAGCAGAGATAGCTAGAACAGGTACAAATATTGTAAGACGAGCATTAAGAGAAATAAATGAATCAATAACTTTAGCTGATGGTACAGTTGTAAAACCTATGCAAGGTATTGGATATACTAGATTATTTGGATTTACGACTACAGTTGCGGCAGTACCAGTGGCTACAACAGCAGCATTCCAGGCCCTATACGACGTCACAGACGAGGAAAGAGAGGCTATCCGTAGATTTGCAGCCCAATGGTCAAAAAACTCTACATTGTTACCTATCAAACAAGAAGATGGTAGTTTTAAATACATAGATTTTAGTCACGCTAATGCATACGACACATTAATTAGACCATTACAATCAATCGTTAATGCTGTTCAAGACGGTAGAACAGATGAAGACGGCATGATGGATGACTTTGCAAAAGGTATGTTTACAGCTATGTCAGAATTTGGTCAGCCTTTTATATCAGAGTCTATTTGGACTGAGGCTGCATTAGATATTATAGCTAGAGGCGGTAGAACAAGAGAAGGTTTCCAAGTTTACAGTCCAGAAGATACAGCAGGAGATCGTAATAGCAAAATATTTGCACACTTAGTTAGAGCACAAATGCCTTTCTCTTTTGATCAATTAAAAAGATTAGATAGATCTATAGAATCTGTTGATGTAATTACAAAAGGTAAGTTTGATGAGTATGGTCAAGAGTTTGAATTTGGTGATGAGTTTCAAGGATTGTTTGGTTTTAGATCTGTAAAAGTAAATCCTGATAGAGCAATGAATTTTAAAGTTGCAAACTTTCAAAAAGGTGTAAGGGATTCAAGATCATTATTTACTAGAGTTGCATTGAAAGGTGGACCTGTTGAACCTAAAGAAATTGTAGATGCATATATAAACGCTAACCGTGCATTGTTTGATGTAAAGAAAACTTTAAAAGGTGACATGGAGGCAGCAAGATTATTAAATATTTCTGAAGATGGTTTTTATAGTGCATTAGATAGAATATCTAATGCAGAAGTAAACGCAATTGAAGGAAATGTTTATCGACCTTATAGGATATCAAAAGAAGTTAGAGATGCGTTTGAACAAAACGCAGCAAAAATAGGTATTGCAAATCCTTTTGACGCTGCTGCAGATGTAATTTCAGAATTAGAAGGTCAGTTTGCAGATTTAAGTTTAGATTTAGCTGAGTTTCCTGTGTTTGAAAACCCATTAGAAACTATTATGGAAGATACACCACTTGGTCCAACAACACTTAATTTACCTAACATTGATGCTAATGCTGTGTCAGCTCAAGTACAAGGCGGTAATTTTAATAACTTGACAACAGAACAAAAATTATCAATACTATTTCCACAAGGATAACATGGCTAAAAATGCACTACAAAAAATAGAAGACCACGAAAAGCTTTGTCGAATCATGCAGAAGCAAACGCATGACAAGATACATAAGCTTGAGCGTCAAATTAACCGCGTAGAAAGCATCTTATTAGTGTCTACTGGAGCGTTGATCTCGGGTATGGCATATGTTATATTTGCGTTAATTATTAGATAAAAAATCATGCAGCTTAGTAAACACTTTACTCTTAAAGAGATGACCAAGTCGATGACAGCGACGCGGAAAGGAATAGACAATACTCCAGGATCTGGAGAAATTAAAAGTTTAGGAGATTTATGCTATGAAGTTTTGGAACCGCTTCGCGCACATTTTGATCAACCCGTTACTATTACCTCTGGCTACCGTTCCGAAGCGTTATGTGAAGCTATTGGATCGAAGAAGACGTCGCAACATGCGAAAGGCCAGGCGGTCGACCTAGAAATTTTTGGCGTGCCCAACATTAAGACAGCTTACTGGCTACAAAACAACGTAGACTTTGATCAATTAATTATGGAATTTTATGATCCAGATGATCCAGCCGGTGGATGGGTTCACATAAGTTATCATGAGTCTGGTTCAAATAGAAAACAAGTTCTTACTTTTGATGGTAAAAAATATACCGAAGGCCTACCAGAAATGAAATGGTCAGGTGGTAAAGTTGTTGGTTAAATCCAATCTTTAAGTTCTTCACCCATAATTTGGCTAGCTATATCTACTTTCTTTTTTAAAGCTTTTACAATTCTTTCATCAACAGTATGCTCACACATAATATCAATATAGGTCATAGGATAGTGTTGTCCAATACGATCTATTCTAGCTTCTGATTGTTGTCGTTTTTCTAAATCATAACCATTAGAATAATAAATCATATTACTAGCTGCGGTAAGTGTAATACCATAACCACCTGTCTGTGTAGTACCAATAAAGTATTTGACTGGTGAGTTTGGATCTTGAAATTTTTCTATATTTTTTTGACGCTCGGACATTGGTGTTAAACCGTAGTAATCTACAAAACTATTTTCGCCAAATTTTTTAGATATCTCCCGGATTATCCTATTAACATCTCGCTGCCAATGGGCCCAAATAACAACTTTACCTTCTATCTCTTCTAATACATTCATAAGTTCTGGTAATCTATTAGAGTCTACTTCTTTTATAGTACCATCATCTGCAGTAAAGTGACCACAAGTTATTTGTTGTAATCGCATTAACTGGGTCAATACAGTGGCTGTAGTCATTATCTTACCGTCCATTTGTGCAAGAGCTAAGACTTTCATCTGTTTGTATAGTTTAGTTTGATCTGGTGTAAGCTGGACTATACGTTTAATAAATGTTTTTGCAGGTAAATCTAAGCAATCATCTTTTAATACACGATAAGAAAAAGCTTTTAGTTTTTCTGATAGTTCTCCAAGGTGTTGGTAGCCGGTTACAATTTGTACAGACCTACCACCAAAGTTTGCCGTTTTCATTTTAGCATACCTGGTTCTAAACGTATAATAAGAGCTATGTCCTAGTAATTCTTTTTTAAGAAATTCACATTGTTTGTATAAATCTAATGGTGACTTTGTCACAGGAGAACCTGTAAGTATTCTTTTATAGGGTGCATATTCACCAAGAGAACATATGTGTTTAGTTCTTTTAGCATCTGGATTTTTAATAGTTGTAGACTCATCAATAGCCATCATAGTTCTATGACAACGTAAAAATTTAGCTGCAAACTCTACACCTTTTTTAGTAGAGAAAGCTTCCACATTCATAATTAAAATATGTAGGTCTTCTCCAGGTACAAAAACTTTATCTAATGCTGTTTGTTGTTTTTTAGTAATCATAGATTGCCATAAACAATCCTCATATTCTACATGGTCTGGCATGTGCGTAGGTATTTCACTATCATACCAATTTTTATAAACACCTTTTGGTGCCACAATTAAAACACCATTGATTTTACCGGCGTCATACAACATAGCAATATTATCAATCAATACTTTTGATTTACCAGTACCCATTTCCATAAAATAAGCAAAGTATGGCTTTTCCCAGGAAAGCTCTAACGCTTTTAATTGATGCGCATAAGGCTTAGTCTTAAATCTATAATTCATAATTTTTTTTCTTTCTAGTTGACATCTATATATAACCTCCTATATTGTTTGTCAATGTCAGAAAGAAGAAAAGTTTACGTAATACAGGAATTGCCTGGAACTAAAGCCGGTACTCCTAAAATTAATATTATGAGTGCAAGAGAGTATGGTGATTTTAATTTTTTATTACCAGAATTTTCTCAAATAATTTTTTCTCCTGGACCATTAGTTTTTAAATTAAGAAAACTTTTAAGAGACTACACTCCAGAAGACTATTTATTATTAACTGGTGATCCAGCTATTATTGGTATTGCATGCTCTATTGTTTCTGAAATAACAAATGGTAAATTTAATTTACTAAAATGGGATAGACAAGAAAAAATGTATTATCCTTTAAAAATAAACTTACATGAGAAAGGAGAAATCAATGTCGATTGATTTTGAAAAAGACCAAAGAGAAGATTTAGATGGTGCAAATGATGCCAATAAATTATCTGATCAAGTGGTTAAACTACAAGAACTGGAAGCAGAACTTTTAGTTAAAGAACAAGAATATAAAGAGATGAAAAGAAAAGTAGAATTAGTATCATCAGAGGTAATACCTACAAT